AAGGTCTGTCGTTTAGAGGATGGATACTGTGTAGGGTGTAAGCGCACCCCCGAAGAGATACGAGATTGGATGATCATGTCTACATACGAACAGAACATGCTAGTCCATGAGTTGAAATGGAGACAAGAGAATGGCAGCTAGTGGTATTTACTGGATAGACTTGACTTTTAATTGGTGTGTTATTATATTAGCTTGGGTAGCATCTCAACTAGGTATAACATACGAAGAGATTAACGTGTATCTTTTCTGTATCATATGGCCTTTGTTGACTCTCTACCATTTAGCACGTATCAAGTACCTGAAGTGGAAACTATATGGCTAATTGTAATGACTGTGGCAACCTACTAGATGACGATGGATACTGTGGTGAGTGCTATGTCTATGAGTATCCTGATTTTACAGACGAGGAGTACAAGAAGATTAAGAAGAATGATGTAGTAAACAACCCGATACACTACAATCACAGTGGTATTGAGTGCATTGATGCGATAGAAGCTATGACAGAGAACATGTCAGGTAGTATAGCACCACATGCAGCAAATGTATTAAAATACCTATGGCGTTGTGAGTACAAGAATGGCTTAGAGGATATTGATAAAGCTATCTGGTATCTACAACGACTACGAGAACGATGGTGTAAGATACACCAATAAGAAAAAACCCCCAGGGATTTCTCCTTGGGGGTTTTCTTTATTGTTTAGCTGCCCACATGTTGTCAATCATGTTAGGGTATTTACGTCCTGCCTTTGCTGCCCTAGCTTTAGCTTTCTTTTTCTGTGCTGCAGTAAGAGGCTTGGACTTTCCTAGTTTCTTGGGACGTTTCTTTTCCCATACAGGCTTCGCCACTACTTCTTCCTTTTCTTTTTCTTGTATCCTGATGCGTATGCTGCCTTGGCTTGTCGTTCAGCTTGAGCACGTGTTGGATAGACCTTACCAGATTTACCCCATTGGTAGCCACCTTTTACTTTTCGTACAGGCATTACGCATTATCCCCTTCGACTTTATGGCAGTGTGGAGTTACATAAGCACCGCCTCTTCTTATATCCATAGCTATCTGTTCTGCTTCTTCTAAACAAGCTTGCTCACTATAGAAGGGTTCAGGCTTTGCTATGATCCTGCAGGATAGTGCCATAGGATCGAAACAAACTAATAAGATTCCTATCCACATATCACCACTTCACTTTCGCAGCCCAGTATGCTGCACTCATTTTTCCCTTTTTAATGTTCTTAGCATGTCTAGCACGAAACGCTTTATTTCTTGCGCTACCTTTAGGACTGCCTTTGACACCTTTCTGACCGAATCGTATAATCTTTTCTTTACCATTTACACACGCCTTTACTACATGAGATTTAGTTGGATGTTTAGGTGTAGTCCGTGGACTATTACATTTCATCTTAGCTTTGTTAAGCCTTGCTGCCATCACTCTTTCTCCTTAGTGTTGCTATTAGAGTAAGTAAACCACGTCCCATTTCTTGTGGACTAGGGGCTAACCAACCTAGCACTAGAAGGATCAAGACCCACGGCGGTATTTCATTTATGTTTATATTCTCTACGCTATCTGTGTTTACTTTGTTTGTGTCGTTGCTTTGTTTCAGATCACCTGTCAGTGTTTCCACTACCACTTCTTGATCAGAGTTGTTCGTAGTTCCAACTGTCTGAGAGTTAGTCTTTCCTGCCTGTACATTGGCTGCGACATTCGGTCCACCCCCACCCCCCAAGAGAAAGGATGGAATCTGAGAGCAACCAGATAAGAACAGAGCTAAGACTAACCACCTCATTTACTCATTGCCACCTTGTTACCCATAGGTTTACCTGCCATGTACGCAGTAGCACCCATATACGCTGCAACAACACCTGTCTGTGCAATGTAGAATAGACCTAGTAGATCAGCTAGTGCAGATACACGAGAGTCTGACATGATAGGTGTGAATAAGAACACAGTAAAGATAATCATCATACCCATAGCTACCCAAGCCATGAACTTCTGCGACTCTGCTTTCTCTTCACGTAGCTCTATCTCAAGCATACGTTCCTTCATTGCTACTTCTTCTGCAGTGATCTTACCGTCACCATCAATATCAAAGTCTACCACCATAATTAACCTTTCATAGCGTACATCAGTAGCCCAAGACCACCGAAGAATATTAACAACAAGACACCTGTAATAGACCAAGTGATAATAGCTTCAATCATCTCTGCCTTACGGTACTCTTGATCTCTCTTTTGCTTTCTAATCTTAGCCTCTGTACGCACTAATTCATCCCATGCTGATGGCCCATAGATAAAACTAATATGCTGACGTAGCTCTTCACGCATGGCCTCTGCTTTACGCTTTGCATTCCAAACAGCGAGGGCTTCCTGTTCTACATCCCCACTTATAGTCTTCCACCAAGGTGGGTTGTTGGCTTGTTTCTCTGCTTGCCCTAGATCGGACATAGCCCCTGCCCATTGGGATAACTGACCGTGCATATCTTGCAAGTCTTTCCCTACCTGAAGCCCCTTCTTTATTGCGTTAAAGGCTACAGTCGCACCACCTATGATAGTCACTGGGTCCATTTATTGCTCCCTAGATTTCTCCATCATAACTCTGATAGACTTTATGTTTTCATCTATTCGAGCCATAGTAATTTGTAAGGTTTGTACTGATGATTCAACAGCCATCAACCTTACTTCTTGTCGAGCAATCTCTCTAGCGTTAGTCTCAACACTCTTGTCAAGTGACGACATGTACCAGATAAAACCTGCAGTCTGTATAGCAATAGCAAATACTAAGGTGACAGGAACAGACTTAGATAAGTGCCATTCTTCCTGTTCCATTATAACACCTCGAAGTGAGGGGCATCAATGAAGGGTCTACGTCCTGCAGAGCGACGAATGTCTATGTACTCATTCATCAAGTCTTCTGCCGTACCATCCCAATCATTAAGAGCCTTGTGCCATGCAGCACCCCAACGGATAGTGACTCCTAGTTCTTTAGCTGCCTTGAGCATTGCATCAGCTATTTCGTCGTACAAGTTCAGTTCCCAACGACCACCATCAACCCACGCCATGAGGTCTACAGCATTACCTTCAAGGTGTTTAGACTTCATGGTTTGTGATGCACCTTTAGCGACCAAGGCTTCCTGCTCTTGAATGGTACGTAGACCACAGATCACAGAGAAGTCCTGCTCAGATAGCTCAATGGCCCTCTCCACTACAGCTACTAGCCGTGGGTTTACACCTTCAAGTTTCTGTTTACTTCGATTACCTAAAACGTATCCCATTTTAACCCTCTTGAATTAGTTGACCTGTTTCTGGATCATGTGTTCCTAAGTATAGAGTATCCCATGCTGCACCACGAGCCTCGTCGTCTGGACGTGGACCTACATTACCGCTAGGGCTTAGTCGTGGACGTGGACTACTAGGAGCAGCCTCAATAGCTTCACTTGCTACACGCTGTACATCAGTAAACTTATTAGCTGTTACATTACGTAGACGTTGTAGTGCTTCTCCTCGTGTTACTGTACCATCGTTGTTTGTATCTAGGCTTTGGTTAGCACTGTAGTTATCGGAACCACGTTCATACATTACAAAGGAATCGTTTTTACCAACACCTTTAGGATAATGTACTGCCATATACAAGTCACCAGTGTTCTTGATACGGCCTTGGAACCTACTAAAGTATCTGTCTACATACGCCATCTGTTCTGCACGAGTCATCTTAGCTAGGTCTTCTGTAGTTGTACCTAAATCACCTGCAGTTGACTCAAGGAACTGAATCAAACCTGTTCCTGTAGATGTGCCACTCTTCTCTGAAGGAGAGAATGAACCAATAGTTTCGAAGTCCATGATAGCAAGTAACTGATCAGACGTAACACCAAGCATTTTAGCTGTCTTATCTACTTCAGTTAGGAATGCAGTATCCTTACGAACATCTGCAGGAAGGTCATACGTAATACCTTCAGGCATTGGTAAGTCTGTAGTAGGTTCTTCTACACCATCAATAGCTAGATCGTTAATGCTTCTTTCGATAATGCTTAGTGATTTACGAATATCAACAGCTTGCTCATAACCTTGAGGGAAGTTGAAATTAGTAGGAGATAATTTAAATCCTTTATCAGTCATCTCTCCTTTATAAAAACCTTGTGCGATCTTAGCTGCATCCCCTGTGATGTAGTATGTCTTATCTTGTGAATCCCATACCGCACCTGTAAGACTATTCTCAATACTTTGTACATTAGCCTGTAGTGCAGTTTTCTGTAGAGTTGCAGCACTACGTAGAGCAATACGCATTTCATCTGCAGCTTCACGATCTACTGCAGCTACCATATCAATAGAAGACTTCAAGTTAGGATTATTGAAAATCTTAGATAAAGTAGTAGAACTAAAGAAGTCTTTCTCAGTCAACATACCTGCAGTCATAGACATAACACCATTGTAGAACTGCTTGATAGAATCAGGATTCTGCATGTCGGATGGTTTAAGCACATTAATAGCTTCTACACCACCATCTACTGCAGCCTTTCGTTTATCTTTAGGCATGTCTAAATAAGGCTGAAGGAACTCAGGGGCAGTATCAAGAGTGAAAGTTGTGTTAGCATTAACAGGTGTAGTTACATCTACTGCTTGTAAGTCTGTTAGAATAGCACCTTTATTTGTAAATAAGTTCTTAGCAACTTCACTCGTAGCAATCTTATTCAGAGTCTCTGGTAGATTAACACCACGTGCTGCAGCCCACACCTCACCATTCAATGCAGCATTAACTGCAAAGGCTTCGTCTACATTTTCTGCAGATTGAATCAATGCTGATGCGTAGTTCTTAATTAGTGCATCAGGATTCTTAGACTTCTGTAGTGTTTCTAAGAATGTTTTCTGCCCATCTAATTGTTGACTAATCTCACCCCATTGCTCATCTGATACATATGCAGGTTTAATAAGTTGAGTACGCATAAGAGCATGTGTAGCTAATGCACTATCTATCTCTTGTAGAGTAATAGGTTCTCCTTGTCTACTCTTATTAACAAAGTCAGCAATAATACCTGTGTTAAAAGAACCTACAACTTTATTGTATTCACCTTTTAATTCAGATTCCCAGTTAAGTTGATTACCTGCACCTACCATTGCTAGTTTAGTCTGAGCAATAGCAAGTCCTTGAACAGTCATCAATGCATCTGATCTAAGTTCTTCGGCTGAAGCATTAGGTTTCTTAAAAGATGCAGCAGCTAGAGCCATACGGAACTCATCAGTATTCTCTACTGCAGACATAATCTGTTGGTCACGGCTCTGACCTACATACTCAAACGGACGATCAAAGATGACTTCGTACTCAGTCTTGATACGATCAATGTCATATCCTAAACTATTGTACTTACGGACAGCATCCTTCTCTATTTTCATAGCTCTAGCGAAGTCGTTGTCTTGCTCTCGTTTTAACTGAGCCTGTTCGAACTGTTTAAACAATTCATCTCTAGCACGATCTTCACCACGACGACCCTCACCCCTAGCGTAACCTGCAGCAAAGCCACCTATACCGCCTAGCAAGGTATTAGCCATAGATAGTTTAGAACGATCTACTTGTGTCTGTGCTCGAATCTGTGCAGCCTGTATGTTAGCTTGCATAGCTTCAAACTTAGCACGAGTTTCACCTGTCTTGTCTTCTACAGGTTGAGCAACAGGACGCTCGTAACCTATATTGAAAGAACTCTTAGGTGCGAATATATCTTGAGCCATTAGATTACCTTCCTAGTGTTGCTCTTAGACGCTCTGCTTCTTCGTCTTGGTCTTGTCGTAGCAGTTGTTCGTATACATTAAAGAACTGATCATCCATCTTACGGTTAATACTTTTCTTCAAAGACAGTTGAATCTCTGGTGAAAAGCCACTCATATCAACCATTACTTTTAATTCATTGAATAGTTTGAATGCTTTCTCTTTATCTGCAGTATCGCCTTTCAGTAGATCGAATGCATACTCAGCCTTAGTATTTATTTGTTTACGGAACTTGGTTAGTTTCTTGTTACTCGTAAACATCTGATTCTTAGCATCATACCATTCAGCTTGCTTCAAGCTACCAATACCAAGTAATTGTAGGATACCCTCTGTAACACCCATTTCAGTTGGTAGCGTAATACCATTCTTACTGCGATAGATACCGTTGTTAAAGATACCGTATGCTTTAGCTATGTTATCAATACCTGATGGTTGACGTAGAATCTTGATTACATCCTCAGACAACATAGTTCCACGATTATCTCTTACGGATGCATAGGCTTCTAAGAATGCATCTACAATACCACCTGTAATCTCACCTGATGGTCCACCAACTACTTCAAGGAACTGTCCTTCTTTGATCTTACGTAGTGTATCTACGATAGCACCTGCAGGAGCAAGACGACCTGCAAGACCTGTACCTACTTTACCATCTGTATCTTCTAGTAGTAGGTCTGTGATACCGTCAATCATACCCCACTTGAGGAATGTGAATGCAGTACTATCAGGTTCTACCCCTAAGTAATCAGCTAGTGAATCGGCTGCGTGTGTAAGACCGAATCCTGCAGTACCATACATAGGCATTAGAACATAAAACATTCTTCTACGTTCTGCTGCAGTGAAGTTACGTCCTACAAACATAGACTCCATAGCACGGAATGTGTGAGATAACCACTGTGTAGGAACTCTCATCAAGCCACTCTGAATCTGAGGGCGGCCTACTGCAGTCATGTTAAATGTCAAGTCCTGATCACGTCGAGTAATCCACTGACGAGCACGATCACTTAGGATAGATACACCAGGGTTCTTAGCTTTGAACTCTAAGATAGCTGTGTATGTACCTGTCAGACGACCTAGACGTTCACCTTGGTTAAACGGAGTCAATGCTAAGTCTAAGCCTTGGCCTACTCGTTTCTTTGTAGTCAACCAAGTCTTACGTAGAGCAGATGGTGCGTAGCTTTCACCACCGAATCCTGAAATACCCCATGCTACACCAGTACCTTGTTCGATAGCTTCAGCATCAATAACGTCACGACCAGAGGTACGGACATACTCCATGATCTCTTTAACTTCGTCAACTTCCATACCGTAGTATTTAGCTAGACGTTGTACACCTAGCTCCATAGCTTCAGGTGACTGATGGTATAGACCACGCATAGTCAGTGTCATCCCTGCTCCACGGAAACCATGCTTCGGTGAGATAGCCATGATTGTTGTAGCGTGTGAAGCCTGAATGATAGCCTGTGATACGTTAAAGAATCCGAATGCAGATTGGAAACCAACATTCAATAGAGCATTGCTTGGATCACCAATACGTGTAGGGACACTTGTTTTCTGAAAGATAAATTCAGATAGTTGTCTACCTAAATCATCCATAGTCTGAGCAGCTTCACCCTTGACACCCATCCTACGTTTTTCGATACTTTGTATTTCTCTCATACGTCTATCGAATGCAGTATTACCTGTGACTTCTGCTCTCATAAACAGGTTACGGTAGTCTGTAGGTGACACGTTTGCAGGTAACCAATTAACACCTGCTTGTTGTGCTTTCTTAACCCAACCTACCATAGCGTTATATGTGTATGCATGGTTAGATAACTCTTGAACGGCTGATCCGAACTGTTGAGTTATCGTATCCATTGGGTCTTGGTTGTAAGTTTTCTTACCACCGAATTGAGGCAGAACAGTGTCTTGACGTGACAGTTCCTTTTCTACATAGTCAGAGAAGAACATCTGATAGGTAGCATCCTCAGAATCTACGTCTTGAACATATGCATTACGTTCTTTATACGCAATAACACCATCCTCTAAATCCCACTTATTATTTGCTGAGAACTCACGTAATTTTTCTAGATTAGTGATGTTAGGATTCCAATCATTGTTTGCAGCTATAACACTAT